GGACTTGATACTACTATTGACTGGAAAAATACAGGTGATAACAGTTATGACGGAGAAAAGCTTCAGCTGTTAGTACATGATGAAAGTGGTAAATGGGAAAGACCAGATAACATATTAAATAACTGGCGAGTTACAAAAACGTGTTTGCGATTAGGTAGTAGAGTTATTGGTAAATGTATGATGGGTTCAACTTCCAACGCCCTTGATAAAGGTGGAGATAACTTTAAAAAATTATACAATGCATCAGATGTTACTAAGCGAAACAGAAATGGACAAACAGCGTCTGGACTATATTCTCTTTTTATCCCAATGGAGTGGAACTACGAAGGATTTATTGACGAGTACGGAGGCCCAGTCTTTAATAATCCAGATCATGATGTCTTCGATCCACAAGGAGAGTTAATAGATATAGGTGTAATAGATCACTGGCAAAACGAAGCAGAAGGATTAAAAGGTGATCAAGATGCGTTAAACGAATTTTACAGACAGTTTCCAAGAACTACAGAACACGCATTTAGAGATGAGTCTAAAAATTCAATATTTAACTTAGTAAAATTATACCAACAAATAGATTATAACGAAGGTTTAGGAAATACTTTAGGAATTACAACCGGTAGTTTTCAATGGTTAAACGGTGTAAAAGATTCAACAGTAATGTTTTATCCAAATCCAAAAGGTAGGTTTAAAGTTAGTTGGGTTCCACCTTCTCATTTACAAAATAAAGTTGTAATTAAAAATGGTGTTAAATATCCTGGTAATGAGCATATAGGTGCTTTTGGTTGTGATAGCTACGATATATCAGGAACTGTAGATGGTCAAGGATCAAAAGGTGCTTTGCACGGCTTAACTAAGTTTAGTATGGAAGATGCGCCAGCTAATCAATTTTTTCTTGAGTATTTAGCTAGACCACAAACAGCAGAAATGTTTTTTGAAGACGTGCTCATGGCATTAGTATTTTACGGCATGCCAATACTTGCAGAAAACAATAAACCTAGATTATTATATTATTTAAAAAGAAGAGGATATAGAGGTTACAGTATGAATAGACCTGACAAAAGGTTTAATAAGTTATCTGTAGCAGAAAGAGAAATAGGTGGTATACCTAATTCAAGTGAAGATATAAAACAAGCACATGCTGCTGCTATTGAAATGTATATACAAGGGCACGTCGGTATGAAACAAGATGGTTCTTTTGGAAAGTGTTATTTTAACGATTTGTTAAATGATTGGTCAAAATTTGATATAAATAAAAGAACAAAACATGATGCTTCTATTAGCTCTGGTTTAGCAATAATGGCAAATAATAGACATCTATACACACCGCACGCACCAAAAGTAAAACCTAAACTTAACATAAGTATTGCTAGATATTCAAACACTGGTAACACTTCTAAATTAATTAAAGAATAAATATGGCTGAGTCAGTTATAAGAGATTACTTCCCGAGTCAAACAGTTAGCGATGCTGAAAAAGCATCTGTTGAATATGGCTTACAAGTAGGTAAAGCTATTCAAAGAGAGTGGTTTAACAACGCTGGAGGCGGAGGGCAAAACAAATATGCTACTAACAAAAATAAGTTTCACAAGCTTAGAAACTATGCTAGAGGTGAGCAGTCTATACAAAAATATAAAGATGAATTATCTATAAACGGTGATTTATCTTATTTAAATTTAGACTGGAAACCAGTACCTATTATACCTAAGTTTGTTGATATAGTTGTAAATGGTATATCAGAAAGAACGTATGATGTAAAAGCATATTCTCAAGACCCTATGGGTATAGAAAAAAGGTCTAAGTATATGAATGATATACTAGCTGATATGGCAGCTAAAGATTTTAATAAGCAAGTTGAAGACAATTTTGGTATCAGTGTTCAAAGAACAGCTATTCAAGAATTACCAGAAACTACAGAAGAACTAGAACTGCACATGCAGTTATCATATAAACAAGGTATAGAAGTTGCAGAAGAACAAGCTATAAACGTTTTATTAGAGGGTAATAATTACGAATTAATTAAAAAACGTTTTTATTACGATTTAACAGTTTTAGGTATAGGTGCTGTAAAAACTTGTTACAATGAAGCTGAAGGAATTACTGTTGAATATGTAAACCCAGCAAATTTAGTGTACTCATATACTGAGTCTCCATACTTTGAAGATATATATTACGTTGGTGAGGTTAAAACAATACCTGTAAACGAGTTAATAAAAGAGTTTCCTGGTTTAACTAAAGAAGAGATAGAAGACATTGTAAAAACTAGATCTTATCAAAATACAGCGTATAGTAGTGGTTTTGGTTCTGGTGCAGAATATGATCCTAACAAAGTTCAAGTTTTATACTTTAACTTTAAAACTTATAATCACGAAGTTTACAAAGTAAAACAAACAGGTACTGGAGGTGCAAAAGCTATATTAAAAGACGATCAATTTAATCCACCAGAAACTAAAGAAGGTGATTTTGAAAAACTTTCAACAGCAATAGAAGTTCTATATGAAGGGGCTATGGTTTTAGGAACTTCCAAACTATTATACTGGGGCTTAGCAGAAAACATGCTTAGGCCTAAGAGTAATTATACTAAAGTAAAAACTAATTATAGTATTGTAGCTCCAAGGATGTACTTAGGTAAAATAGAAAGCTTAGTTAGTAGAATAACTGGTTTTGCTGATATGATACAGCTTACACATTTAAAGTTACAACAAGTAATGTCTAGATTAGTACCAGATGGTATATATTTAGATGCTGACGGTCTTGCTGAAATAGATTTAGGTAATGGTACTAATTACAACCCGCAAGAAGCTTTAAACATGTTCTTTCAAACTGGTAGTATAATTGGTAGATCTATGACTTCCGATGGTGATATGAACCCAGGTAGAGTGCCTATACAGGAAATAGCTAGTGGTAATGGTGGTGCTAAAATGCAAAGCTTAATACAAACATATAACTATTACTTGCAGATGATTAGAGATGTAACCGGTCTTAATGAAGCAAGAGATGGTAGTATGCCAGACAAAAATGCTTTAGTTGGTGTTCAAAAGCTAGCTGCAGCAAATAGTAATACAGCTACAAGGCATATACTACAGTCTGGGTTATTTTTAACTGCAGAAGTTGCTGAAGCATTATCATTAAGAATATCTGATGTATTACAATATTCACCAACAAAAGAAGCTTTTATAGAAGCTATTGGAGCTCATAATGTTGGTATTTTAGAAGAGTTAAGTGAGTTGCACTTGTATGACTTTGGTATATTTATAGAGTTAACTCCTGATGAAGAAGAAAAAGCAATGCTTGAAAACAATATACAAATGGCGTTGCAACAGCAAAGTATAGAGCTTGAAGATGCTATTGATCTTAGAGAAATTAAAAACGTAAAGCTAGCTAATCAATTGTTAAAAATACGTAGAAAGAAAAAACAAGAAAAAGATCAGCAAATACAAGAGAGAAATATGCAGTTACAGTCGCAGAATAATCAACAAGCTGCTCAAGCTGCCGCACAGGCTGAAATGCAAAAAAATCAAGCTTCTATGCAAATGGAAGCTCAACTAGAGCAAACAAAGTCTCAGTTAAAAATGGTAGAGCAAGAAGCTGAAAACAAGTACAAAAAAGAATTATTAGAACTAGAGTTTCAAATGAAAATGCAGCTAAAACAAATGGAGAGCAGCGCATTATCAAATAAAGAAACAATGAAAGAAGATCGTAAAGATCAAAGAACAAAAATCCAAGCTACACAACAAAGTCAAATGATAGAGCAAAGAAATAGCGATTCAGGTGCTAAAAACTTTGAGCAAACAAGTGATGATAGTATTAGTGGGGATTTTAATTTAGGACAATTTGATCCTAACTAATTATTTATTAATTTTATAATATTATATTATGGTAGAAAAAGAAAATGTAACTGAACCAGTTGCAGAAGAAACTGGTAAGTTAAAAATAAAACCAAAAGTAAAAAAATTTAATCAACAAGAAGATGATAATATCATCAAAGTTGATTTAACAAAACCAAAAACCGAAGAAAATGAAGTTAAAGAAGATAACCCTGTCGACGAGGGAGTGGCTACAAAGCCTGATAGTACCGAGTCCACAGAAGAACAAAAAGAAGTACAACCGGAAGAACAAACACAAGAACAGACTCCAGTACTAGAGGAGATTATAGAAGAAGAAAAGCCAGAGGCAACTGAAGAAAAAATTGTTGAAGAAATAGTTGAAGCTAAAAAAGAACAACAAGAAACTGGCAAGCCAATACCTGAAAGTTTACAGAAAGTTGTAGATTTTATGGAAGAAACCGGTGGTAATATAGAAGACTATGTAAGACTTAATCAAGATTATTCTAATTTAGATGAAAATAATTTATTGAGAGAATATTACAAACAAAAAAAGTCTCATTTAACTTCTGAAGAAATAAATTTCTTAATTGAAGATGAGTTTAGTATATCTGAAGATGATTCAGAAAGAGAGAAAAGAAAAAAGAAAATAGCGTTAAAAGAGCAAGTTGCCGACGCTAAAGCCTACTTAGACGGGCTAAAGTCTAAATACTATGAGGAAATTAAAGCTGGAAGCAGGTTAACACCTGAGCAACAAAAAGCTATTGATTTTTTTAATAGATATAACAAGGAGTCGGAGGAAAGTAATAAAATAGCATCACAACAGAAAGATACTTTTTTACAAAAAACTAACAATGTTTTTAACGATGAGTTCAAAGGTTTTGAATATAGCGTCGGTGACAAAAAGTATAGATTTAACATTAAAAATGGTGATGAAATAAAGCAAACTCAAAGTGACATAAATAACTTTGTTAAGAAGTTTCTTGACAAAAATGGTGTTATGAGTGACGCGAAAGGTTATCATAAATCTTTATTTACAGCTATGAACGCAGATGCTATAGCTAATCACTTTTACGAGCAAGGCAAAGCAGATGCTACTAAAAATAGTATTGAAAATGCTAAGAATATTAACATGAAACCTAGACAAACTTTTACTAATGAGTCTACTGGTTTTAAATATAGAGTAATTGGCGACAACTCTTCTGATTTTAAGTTAAAGTTAAAACGAAAACAATAATTTAAAACAATAAAAAATGGCACAAGAATTTCAAGCCGGTAGTAATTTAAATGCTATCGCTGGTCCTGTTCAACAGACATTGGCTAATAACTATTTAGACTTTTCAACTGGATGGGCACAACAATATCTACCTGAGCTTTACGAAGCTGAAGTAGAAAGATATGGTAACAGAATGTTATCAGGATTTTTATCAATGGTAGGAGCTGAAGAGGCTATGACTTCTGATCAAGTACGTTGGTCTGAGCAAGGTAGACTTCACTTATCAGCTACTACTGCTGCAACTGCAGATATAGCTAATGACAACTTAACATTTTCATCAGTTGCTGATTCACAAATGTTTAGAGTAAATGACACTATATTACTATACTGTACTGTTGATGGTACTACAGCTGCAAACGTAGGAACTACAATTAAAGTTTTATGTACTGCAGTAGACCATGATAATAGTAAGATTAAAGTAATACCTTACACTCAAGCAACTTTAGATGCTTCAGGTGGTGGTGCAACTACGTATACTACAGCTTCTGTATTTAGAGCAATGGTTTACGGTTCTGAATTTGCGAAAGGTTCTACTTTAGGAACTACTAGAGAAACTTTAACTCCATCATTTACATCTTTTTCTAATAAACCAATTATATTAAGAGATAGATTCCAAGTAAATGGATCTGATGTTTCTCAAATTGGTTGGGTAGAAGTTTCTGGTGAAGAAGGACAATCAGGTTACTTATGGTACTTAAAAGCTGAAGGTGATACTAGAGCAAGATTCAATGACTACATGGAAATGTCTATGTTAGAAGCTGTAAGAGCTACTGGTACTCAGTTAGACACTGTATTAGGAACTGGTGGTTCTGGTGAAGCTGAAGCTGGTACTCAAGGTTTATTTGCTGCTATCGAAGATAGAGGTCACGTTTCTCTTGATACTTTCAATACTGCTAACAATGCAAATGATAATGCTACTGATATGACTGTAGTTGATTCAATTATTGCTAAGTTAGATTTTGAAGGAGCTATTGAAGAAAACATGCTTTACTTAGACAGAACTGAAACTTTAGCTATTGACAACATGCTATCATTTGTTGGTGCTGGTGTTGGTGCTGCTAACGTTGGTTATGGTTTATTTGATAACTCAGCTGATATGGCTTTAAATTTAGGTTTCTCTGGTTTCAGAAGAGGTTCTTATGACTTCTATAAAACTGACTGGAAATATCTAAATGATAAAATGGCTTATGGATCAATGACTGGTAGTTTAGCTGGTGAGTCTAAAATCTCTGGAATTTTAGTACCTGCAGGTGTAACTACTGTTTATGATGAGACTATGGGTAAAAATATGAAGAGACCTTTCTTACATATTCGTTACAGAGCTTCAAACACTGATAATAGACGATTAAAAACTTGGGTTACTGGTTCAGTTGGTGGAAACATCACTTCTGATCTTGACGCAATGGAAGTTAATTATCTATCTGAAAGATGTTTAATCTCTCAAGCTACAAACAACTTTATGTTATTAAAGAGATAACATAGTTAATTAAGGATCGAGGCTTCGGCCTCGACCCTTTCTTTTTATTAATTTTATTATATATTATATTATGGCAAAAAAACAAGAAAAGGTAGAGGTACCTGTTGTTGAAACACCAATTGTTGAAACACCAAAACCTAAAAAAAATGATTGGGAAATAAAAGACAGAACTTACATATTAACAAAAAATCAATCACCATTAACTTTAACTTTAAAAAGTAGAGGTTTATTTTGGTTTGATGAAGAAGCAGGTTATCAAAGAGAAGTAAAATATTGTAAAAATCAAAAAACAGTCTTTGTTGATGAAATGAAAGGACCACAGTTACTAGAACACATTATATTTTATGATGGTGTTTTAACTGTTCCTAAAGAAGATGTTATGTTACAAAAATTACTTTCTTTATATCACCCAATGAAAGATAAAGTTTATTATGAGTTTAAACCTGTAGCTGCTGCTGAAGAAGAAGTTGAAGACATAGAGTTAGAAATAGAAGCTCTTAATGTTGCGCAAAATTTAGACATTGATTTAGCTGAAGCAGTTATGCGTGTAGAATTAGGTTCTAAGGTGTCAGAGATGAGTTCTAAGGAACTTAAAAGAGATTTACTATTATATGCTAAAAGAAACCCACAGTTGCTTTTAGATTTAGTAAATGATGATAATATACAGCTTAGAAATGTAGGTATTAAAGCTACTGAAATGGGATTAATATCTTTATCGCCAGATCAAAGAACATTTATTTGGAACTCTAACAATAGAAAACTTATGAATGTTCCATTTGACGAACATCCGTACTCAGCATTAGCTGCTTGGTTTAAAACCGATGAAGGTATGGAAATATATTCAAGTATAGAAAAAAGATTAAAATAATCTAACTGTAGGAGCGATCGCCCTACGGGGCGATTGCATACTACAAATTAAAAAACAAATATGGCTATAAGTATAAACACAGTATATCAGAGAGTATTGGCAATTGCTAATAAAGAACAAAGAGGTTATATAACTCCGCAAGAATTTAACTTATTAGCTAATCAAGCTCAAATGGATATATTTGAGCAATATTTTTATGATATAAATCAGTTTGAAAGATTAAACGATAATGACACAGAGTATTCTAATATGATTAGTTTACTTGAAGAAAAAATAAGTCCTTTTGAAAAGTATAGAGTAACAATGTCAGCTGTTAGCGGTAATACTTTAACTTTACCAACAGATCTTTATAGATTAGGCTTAGTTTTTTATGCACCTACAGGCGCTTATGACGTAGAAGTAGAGCATATAAATAAAAAAGAATTAGTGTATATGGAGAGATCACCTTTAGCTGCTCCATCATCAACACACCCTGTATACGTTCGTAAAACAGATACTACAATTAAAGTTTTTCCGTCTTCTCCAACATCAACATACACTGTTAACAATGTTACGTGTAATTATGTTGCTAAACCAACTGAAATTGTTTGGGGTTATACAGATGTAAGTGGAACTGCGTTATATAACTCAGGAACAACTACAGATCCAGAACTTCACGAGTCTGAAGAAACTACTTTAGTTATAAAAATACTAGCTCTTGCAGGTATAACACTACAAGATCCTAGCATGTATCAAATAGCTACAGCTGAAGACAACAAAAAAACACAACAAGAAAAATCATAAAATATGGGTTTATTTCAAGGTACACAAGAACAATATCACGGCTTTAATAGTTTTACAGCAACGTCAAGCCAAACTAATTTTACATTAGATTATCCAACGCTTCCTACTAGCACTAGTGAGTTTAATGTTTATTTAACTGGTACACATGGTGGTGTAACCTCTACTTCTAGAGCTTTACTTTCAACTTTTGGTGGCGCTTCAATATCAAGTTATAATTCAACTACTGGTGTTTTAGTTTTACCAGCTATGGCAAGTGGTACTATTGTTGAGGTTATAATAACAAATCCAAATTTAGGTAATTATCAATACATATCTTTAGACGATATTACTAACAACTTTATGGTTTCATATACTGGAGATGATAAACTTATAAATAGAGTTAGAAGAACAGACGTTGTATTTCATGCTAAAAGAGCTTTTCAAGAACTTAGTTATGACACTTTAAAATCTACAAAAGCACATGAAGTTGAAATAGACTCTACTTTGCAAATGGATTTACCACCTGATTATGTCAATGCCGTAGCTGTTAATTGGGTAGATGATGCTGGTATATACAGACCTTTAATAGCTACTAGACATACTGGTAATCCAACAGCGTTATCACAAGACGGTACTTATGAATACATATTTAATGACTCTGGAGAGTATGTAGTAGGTTCTGAGTCTACAACTCTAACAAGAAGAAAAAATCAATCAGTTACTGTTTCTGATGATGTTAGTTACGATACTGATGTTTATGATTTAAATGAAGGAAGACGTTTTGGTATAAATCCTGAAATGGCTAATGTAAACGGTTATTATTTTATAGATGAAAATAAAGGTAAAATAAATTTTTCTTCAAATATAAACACTAAAATAGTAGTGCTACAATACGTAAGCGATGGTTTAGGTACAGATGCAGAAATGAAAGTTCATAAATTTGCTGAAGAAGCTGTTTACAAGTATATAGCACACGCTGTGCTAGCTTCAAAAGCAAATACACCTGAATATATTGTTCAAAGATTTAAAAAAGAAAGAAGAGCTGCTATAAGAACAGCTAAATTAAGACTATCTAACTTAAAACCTAGAGAGTTAGAGCAAGCGATGAGAGGAAAATCAAAACATTTAAAACACTAGTAAATGCCAGAAATTAAAAATAATTTCACTGGAGCTAAAATGAATCAAGACCTTGATGAAAGATTAGTTCCAAAAGGTGAATATAGAGAAGCTAATAATATAGATGTTAGTTCATCAGAAGAAGACAATGTTGGTGCTGTACAAAATGCTCATGGTAATATTGTAAAGTCAGCAACAGCAATTGCTGGCGCTACTTGTATAGGTTCGTACGTAAACAAAGAAGACAATACTATAATATGGTTTATAAAAGGTGATACTGTAGATGCTATTGCTAAGTACAACCCAGAAACAGATGAAGTAACTCCTTTATTAGTTGATAAAGAAGAAGTTGGTGTTGATAGATTTTTAAAATTTAATACTAATTATTTAATAACAGGTATAAATGTTATTGATGATTTATTATTTTGGACTGACAATTTAAATGAGCCTAGAAAACTAAATATAAATAGACATTACTCTCCTAATTTTACTTCTACAACGCTTTTTAAAGATGGTATTAATTTACAAGCAACTAAAAAATTCACAGAGCACGATATAACAGTTATCAAAAAATATCCTTTAGATGCTCCTACAATAACGCTTTCAAGAAATTTAAGAGAAGGTAACACTCAAGGTAAAGCTCATACTCAAAAAAATACACATGGAGTATCTCCTACACAAAGATCTGGCTTTAGTATAACAAACAAACATAATATATTTGCTAGAGGTAACGGGACACACTCTTCTCAAAAGAACTTAACAGAACACAATTATTTAGAACGAAACATATCTATAACTGTAGCTGAAAAAGCTAGTGATGTAATATGTTTTGACCCTACGGAGTCAGCTATTGTTGATAAACAAAGCACTTATATGAAGTGGCAAGCAGTTAGAAAAGGCATGAGAGTTAGAATATCTACTCATGCAACTAACTGGGCTGAACCAACAGAATCTTTTACAATAAAAGATGTTGATTATTTAAACCATAGAATAACTTTAAATGGACATGTAAGGTCTACAAGTTTAATAACTGCAAATAGAAAAGTAAGAATAAACGATTGGTCTGAACCGTATAACAATGAAAACTTTTGGCAGTATAAAGATGCTACAAATCAAGTTTTAAATAAACCAAATGGTGTAAGTAGCGAGGTGTTTACTGAGACAGATGGTAATATATTATTAGATGGTGGTTTATTAAACGATGGAACAGGTACTGATATTACTTTAGCTGTTAGTTCTGACTCTGATGCAAGTTGGACTAAAGGAGCTGCGGGTACTTACACGTCTACAAACAGCACTGGATCAACTGTTTATTTAGAAGGTATAACACCTAGTTCTGGTGGTTTAATAAATGGCCATATATACAAAATAAATGTTAGTATAAATAGAACTGGAGGTTCTGGTGATATAGGATTTTCTTATGATGATGCTAGCTCTGCTGCCACAGGTATTGGTTATGAAGTTATACAAAATACTAATGGTACAAAAAACTTTGACTATACTTTTAAATCAACTGGTAAACAGTTAAAAATATTTGCAGAGGCAAACACTACAGGTGTAATAACTATAAATAGTATATCTTGTATATCAGGGCCTAGACCTGTTGTTATAGAGCCTATTAATTTTTATGGCGATGTGGCTTATGAAAAAGGAGATATAGTTGAACTAACAACAAATATAGGTTCTTACGACGAAGACTTTGACTCTCAAGTAAAAGTAAGAGTAAAACTTTTAGAAGAAATAAAAGAGTTTTCAAATGTATCAAAAATACCTAAAACTCATGCTAAAGGTATTGGTGATGGCGTAACAGGTAATGACAAAGTGCAAAACGGTGATTTTAGCTCTACAACTGGTTGGAGCTCTTTTGGTGGTAGTACAGCTGCTTCTGAAGGTGATGCAATAACAACTAGCGCTACTGACGCTGCATTTTTCGTTACTGGTGGCGCTTTAACAAGTCCTAATACAGAGTGGGGTTATGCTGAAAACACTTTAAGTGAAGCTTTAGTTGCTGATGAGGTTTACAAAATGACTTATACTGTTACTACAGCTACTACTGGAGATAGTACAGACAAAGGTGTTTTGGCTTTATTATTAGGTACTTTTAGTGATGGGCAAAACCATTGTCCAGATGAAATATTTTTAGATACATACACTACTGGCTCAAAGACTGTTTACTGGAAACAAAGAGCTGTTGCTGACGGAGCATTAAGTCTTACTAAAATAAAACTTTATAACGACACTAGATGGAACGGTGTTATAGATGATATAGTAATTAAAAAAGCCACTAACACTGAGTATAAAAAAGGCGGTCAAGTTGGATCTGCTTCTACTGGTGGTAGAAAAACATTTAACATACAGTTAATAAACAATGATCGAAATATATCTTTTGTAACAGGTGATTCAAACGTTACTTGGACTTCACTAAGAGAACAGCCAGATCCTATATATGAACTTGAAATGCCAAGGTTTTGTTATAGATGGAAATACTTAGATAATGAGTACTCTTCTTTCTCACCGTTTACAGAAATTGCTTTTTTACCTGAAGACTTTTTTGGTTATGAGTACGATGCTGAAACTGGGTACAATAAAGCAATGTTTAATGATTTAAGAAAAATACAAATTAGTGGTTTCAGAAACAAACCTAAAGATGTTATTGAGCTAGAACTTTTAATAAAAAATTCTAACTCTACAAATATATACATTGTTAAGAAATTTAAAAAAGGAGACTTAGACCATCTTTATAATGGAGGTAATATAACTATAACAAAAGAAGAAATAAAGTCTTTAGTTCCTGCAAATCAATTATTAAGGTCATATGACAATGTACCTAGAAAAGCAAAGTCTCAAGAAATAACTGCTAATAGGCTTATGTATGGTAACTATGTTCAGCAGTATAATGTTCCAGATACTCCTTTAAAATTTAATGTTAGTTTAAAAACGCAAGATGTACTTGATAACAAGCCTAAAAAATCTATAAAATCTATAAGAGATTATGAGGTTGGTGTTTCTTATTTAGATCAATACGGTAGACAAACTCCTATTTTTTCTGACGAAACTGGTGTTTTAAAGTTAACACAAGAACAAGCTGCTTCTGCAAACTCATTTGCTGTTGAAATTGATTCAAGAGCCCCAGACTGGGCTACACATTACAAGTATTATATTAAAGACCCTGCTTCTGAGTTTTACAATATCGCTATGGATAGATTTTATAACGCAGAAGAAGAAGAAAATGTTTGGATTTCTTTTCCATCTTCTGATACAAATAAAATTTCAGAAGGTGATTATATAGTTCTTAAAAAAGCTCATGGTAAAAATGTAGCAGCAATAACAAACTTTACTTCAACTTTAAAATATAAAGTTTTAGACAAACAGTCTAACGCACCTGATTACATAAAATATAAAAAAGAGTCTATAGGTGTTAGTAATGATAATGTTACTTTTTCTTATGGACCTGCTATAGCAGATAGTGACAATACTACAGAATTAAAAAATCAAAAATTTATTAAGCAAGGTAGCAATTATCCTTCGGTAGGTTTTAATAAATTTTCTATATCTGCAAAAGAACTTTCAAATGATACAGATTTGTTAGATTTATTTGAAACTTCTTGCGAAAAAAGTGGTGTGTTTTATGACTTTGAGGATAAATATGTTAAATTTAAGTCTTTGCAAGATGGTACTTGCTCAAACTATTACGAGCTTACAAAAATATATAAAAAATTATTTTTAAATAAGCTAGCGGCTGGTACTAATGTTTCTGGAGATGAAGGTTTTGTTAGAACTACAGTAGGTACCTTAACAACAAGCACAACAGTTAACGTTGCTTCTAGTACAAATATTTCTGTTGGTATGGCTGTTGTAACAGGCGATCCTCAAACTAGCAACACTGCTTATGGTTTAAAAGTAACTGTAAAATCAATAACAAATTCAACTAGCGTAGTTTTAAGTGAAAAATTACCTAAGCTACAAGAAGGTCAAGATATATTTTTTAAAGATCTTTATGAGGCTTATATATTCGAAACAAAACAAACTTTTGGTAATGATATTAATTTTTTAGGCGAGTCACCAGTAAGTGCTATTAGAAGATTAACAGATAATAATGCCTTTACAGAAAACTCTACAGTAATAACAAATCCACAAGATTTAAAGTTTACATGTGAGTTTTACAAACAAACACAAGATGGTTATGGTGATGAGTTTAAAGGTAAGTTTTTTATAAAAATAAAAAGAGATGATGTGTTAAATGCAAACATATCTGAAACTTCTTCGGTAACCAATACTTGGAAAAGTAAAACATCTTCTACTGCTACTTGGGCTCATAGTTGGTTAAATGACAACGCTTCTGGTAATCATGCAAATGTAATATCTTATAGTGATGAAACTGATCCAGATCATCATGGTGCAGGTATTATATTAGAAGATTTATTAGGCATAAGTTTTCCCCAAACACCACAATCTAGTAACGACAAGTTTAATACTCATGGACTAACCTTTATGATTAATGGTAATTTAAAAGTTACTAACTTCGCAAGTGATGGTGTTAGAATAAAAGGTACCACAGAAGGTTTTAAAAAAGGATCTTTAAATGCTTACACTAAAGACAATTATTGGATAACAGGTTATAATGGTGCTAATACAGATGGTACAAGTTATAATCCATCAATGTGTATTGATAGTTCTTTAAGCTGGACTAGCGTTACTTATGAAATACCTGGGGTTGATGGTGTACATAAAGGCTCAACTCAACAATACACAGCGCCAAGAAGAGGTCAAGGTTTTGTTGTTGGTAATACAATATGTTCTTTTAAGTTTTTTGGAATAACATCTTTTGACAATACTATTTCTACTTTAGGTGATAAGTATGGTATGTATAATTATCTTACAAAAAGAGGTACTCAATTTAGGATAATTGATGACCCTACAAACACTGTTTACACTATAGTAAACGTTAGGTATAAAGGTGGTGTTTATAATAATCATGCAGGGCCTGTAGGTTACTATGCGACTGGTCAAACTTTTGGTAGATTTACAGATGGATTTGGATCTGGATCTTTAACACCAGGTACTGATGGCGTAAAGTGGAGTAATAAATCAGTTTTTAGTAGTGGCGACCTCAACAATGTTGCAGATGCTTTTTCATTTGTTGCTATTGGCAACGAGGCTTATTACAATCAAGCTTTAGTAGTAGATATTCAACTTAACAAAGCTATTAAGTGGAGTCCTTGTGATGCTTCAACTACTTTTGCTAGCGGTAGAGCTGCTATAACACCAATGGCATTAACGTGTGCTAACGCTACTTTTGGAACTGATACTGGTAGTATATCTGATGCTGATACTAAAGCCAATACAGTGAATCATGACCAAAACAAATGTACAATATCTATATGTGGCCTTGACACTGGCGATGAAACTTTTACTACTGACAACCCTGCTGTGTTTGAAGTTTTACCAAAAGAAAAAGCAGACTTAAACTTGTTTTACGAAACACCTACGACAGGTATAATTTTAAGAGATGGTATGTTTATTAGACTTGCTGATACAAGTATTACTAATAGTCCTTTTAAAAGTACAGCAACTATATCAGTGTCTACAACAAATAGCACTTCATATAATAAATTTCAAGTTGATCCACAACATATGAATAGACTTGCAGCCGCTGGTACTGAAGTTGAAATAGGTATAAAAGATGCTAATGACGATGTAGTATACAGTCAGGTGTTTAAGTTACAAGAAAACATAGTTGCGTCGCCAAATTCTACAACATCAACAGTTAGCGGTCAATTTTTCTCATCAAAAGGTGTAGCAACTTCCGGAACATACACGTTACCTCCAGTGGTTTTAAATTGGCATAATTGTTTTAGCTTTGGTAATGGTGTTGAGTCTAATAGATTATTTGATGACTATAATGCTGTATTTATGGATAAAGGCCCTGTAGTATCAACAATACTAGAAGAGGCTTATGAAGAAGATCATAGAAAATACTCTATGATTTATTCAGGTATATATAATGAAACTAGTGGTGTTAATAGACTAAATCAATTTATACAAGCAGAAAAAATAACAAAAGACTTAAACCCTGATTATGGTAGTATACAAAAACTATTTACTAGAAACACAAATGTAGTAGTTTTGTGCGAAGATAAAACGTTAAAAGTTTTAGCAAACAAAGATGCGTTGTTTAATGCCGATGGTAACCCACAATTAGTTGCTACAAATAAAGTTTTAGGACAAACAATACCTTTTGCAGGTGAATACGGTATATCAACAAACCCAGAGTCTTTTGCTAATTTTGGTTACAGATTATATTATGCTGATAAAAAAAGAAACGCTGTTTTAAGACTTTCTGGAGATGGTATAACTAATATAGCGGCTAAAGGTATGTCAGACTTTTTTAAAGACAACCTAAACAACTCTACAACTGTTCTAGGTGGATATGACGTTAGTAAAGATCTGTATAATATAACTTTAAATGGAAAAACTGTTAGTTTTACAGAAAAAGTAAACGGTTGGACTAGTTTTAAAAGCTTTATACCAGAAAGTAGTGTTTCTGTAGCTGGAAACTACTATAGCTTTGCTAAAGATAATAATGATAGATGTGAGCTTTGGCTTCATGGTAGTAATTTAACAAGAAATAATTTTTATGGAACTCAATACGATTCTTCTGTTAAGTTTATATTTAATGACGCACCTGGCTCGGTAAAATCATTTAAGTCTTTAAATTATGAAGGTACTACTGGTTGGGAAGCTTCTGCTATATCTACTGAAAACGAAAGTGGCACAATACCTAGTTTTGTAGAAAAAGAAGGTAAATATTTTAGTTTTATACAAGGTGATGATCACGATGTCGCTAATTTAAAAATTGATTCGTTTACAGTACAAGGTTTAGGCACACCATCAGCTGTTGACATAACTTCTTACACAAAGTTTTACACTCACACAGTAACAGCTGTTGATATAGCAACAAACGTAGCTCCTAAAAAATGGAATTTAAATAATAGTTCTTCAGATGCTTCAAGTACAGACTTAACAGTTTCATTTAATGATGACGCAGGTTCGATGGCATCGACACAGACTGCTGACTTTTATGTACACCCAAAAGTAGTTAATGGTATACAGTGGGCTGTTTCTTACACTGACTTTGCAGTTAGCATTACAAACACAAGCGGTATAACAGCTAGTGCAGCCGTAACTCAAGATGGTACAAAAGTAAAAATAAGAGTATCTTACAGCGGTACTTTTCCTAGTAGTAACAGTTCTTCCACTATTACAATAACAAGTGGTAGTGCATATCAAACACAACAATAAAATATGGCAGGTAAAATAAACACATTAATAAAAGGTTGTACTCTTACTCAAACTACAACTAGCACTTCAGTTGCTTCTAGTTCTAGCTCTACAATTTTATTTGTTACTTTAAATAGTCAAATAAGAGCAGGTATGCAAGTTAGTTATACTAGTTCACCTGCTGGTCTTTTAGTAAGTTCTGTTGTTGAAGAGTTTGTTGGTAATGATAGAAGAACAAAAGTTACTTTAAATACAGCACAGTCAATAAGCAATAGTGTTGAAATAACTTTTACAGCTACAGATGCTGTTTTTACAAACACAGGTAGATACAAAGATACTAGTACATTTAAATTAACTATAACTAGAGAAGAAGAAATGATTTTATCACCAGCTCCTTCTATAGATTTTTCTAATGTAAATAGTCCTAACGATTATTTTGTAGCCGTAACAGATACTGAAAGCTCAAATAATTTAATAACAAGAGTTTATACAATAACTCATACGGTGCCATTAAGAACTAGCACTGATGATGATATTATAACTGTTTTGTGTGAAGCTAGTCAAGATAAAACTGCTGGTACAACTAAAATATATGGTTATGATTTAATTGAAAAATTACCTGGAACAAATTGGAGCCAAGCTACTAATCAAGCTGTTTCTGATAGAAATAATTTAAAAACAAATACTTTTTCAAGTTTAAGAAAAATTAATAAAAGAAAAGATAATAGACTTTTAATTGTATACGGTGATCCTGGAGCAACGTTAACAGTTGCCGCTGTTTCTAACACTGTTACAGGCACAACACAAGGTAGCACTTCTGGCAATACAGTTACTGTAGCTTCAAATCAATCTGCTAACATATTAGTTGGTTCTTTAGTTACTGGCACTGGTATAACAGCAGGAGATACAGTCGTAGACGTAAACACAAGTACACATGTAGTAACTTTATCTTCTGCTAGAACTGTTGGTTCTGGAGTGACTTTAAGCTTTATATCTTCTTTAATCGCTTCTGCTACAAAAACAATAGGTACTACAGGTATTTACTCTGAAGAAGTTAGTTTTCCAAAAAACACAACAGCAGAAGATTTAACTTATACTTTTACTTTAACAGAAATAGGCACTGATACATTTGTAGATATAGACTCGCCTTTAACTTTTACAGTAAAAAGTAGCGCAACAGCTATACCAACTTCTGTTGTATCTTTACAACCTAAAAGAACAAAAATAGAAACAGAATCACAACCTACAGTAACTTTTTACGCTAATAGAAACGAAGCGGCTGCTGCACCTGGTGTAGGGGCTGAATAAATAAAATATATATGGCAACAATAACTATTACATTTGCAAATAAAGTAAACACTTCTTTACAAGCTTTGTCTAACACAGCCTCTAGAGATAATGTTTATTTTAAAGATACAGCTAATAATATACATTTTGTAGGTGAGTGTACAGCTATATCTACAGATAAAAAAACTATAACTGTAGATGTAGGGTCAGGTACAACTAGACAAACGCCTACAACTAGTGATTTTGTATTTTTTGGAAAAAACAATAAGATTAATAGTTCAGCTTTGTTAGGTTACTATGCTGAGGTTACCATGAAAACTCTTTCAGATTTCCGAACTACTGAAATGGAACTTTTTAGCGTAGGAGCTAATATATCTGAAAGTAGTAAATAATACATATAAGGTGTAATTATAATAAAATAAGACAAAATAATGATAGAATACATAGAATATATACCTCAAGTTGAGCAAGCTATACTACCACTTTTAACAGCTGTTGGTGGTTTAGCTCAAGTTGGTATGAGTCTTGCTCAAAGAAACAAACTACAAAGTCAACAACAAGAGGCGCAAGATGCTTTTGATGCTCAGAAAAAAATATATCAAGGTTTAGATACCAGTAATGTGTACGGTAATGTTAGAAATAGATTTCAAAATCTTGGAAACGCGTATGAAGGGGTTGAAAATGCTTTTGAAGATTTAACAGTAAATACACAAGCGGCAGAGTTTGCGGCGCAACAATCACAACAGTCGGCAGCTAATATATTACAAGACATGTCTGGTGCAGCTGGAGGTAGTGGTATTGGCGCTTTAGCTCAAGCACTAGCAAATCAACAAACACAAGCTGCTCAACAAGCTTCAGCTTCAATAGGTCAACAAGAAGCTAGAAACCAAATGCAAGCCGCTAGCGCACAGTCTAAAATTGATTTAATGACAGCGCAACAAGCTAATCAAAACGCGTTAATGACTGCTAAAGGTTTTGCTGATACAGATAAATTAAGAGCTGAAGGTGCTTATAGATCACAACAAGCAGAGGCTCAAAAACAATCTACTTTACTAGGTATGGATGCTTCACAGCTAGCAAATGCTAATCAAGCTATGGCTCAAAACACTGCTGCTATAGCTGGTGGTATAGGTAGTGTTCTTGGAGGTTTAGCAGGTGGTTTTGGAGTTGATGGTAAATTTGATTTTGCAAACATGACTAAAATGATAAAACGAAACTAATGGCAAAGAAAACAACAACAGGATTTGGCTCATTTACACAGGGTATGCAAATTGGTAATTTGGTAAGTAAAAATCAAACAACTACTACAGATGCTTTTATGAAAGGTTTTTCAGGTGGTATACAAAGCTCTGGTATTTTAGAAACACAAAAAGCAGCTCAAGCTAAATACGATAGCATAATGGAAAACTTTAACAGTGGTGTACCTACAGTTACCGTTGAAGAAAGATCACAGTTGCAGCCTATAGTAGATGGTATATCAAAAGAAGCTCAAGACTTTGCTGTGCAAATGGTTGAAGACCCTAATAGTTTAGATGCGCAAGCAGGTTTTAATAATTCTATACAAAAAATAAATAGAATAACACAAGCACAAAATGCAAAATATGCTAATAATGTTAACGCAGCAAAAATACATCAAACTAATTCATATTCAAGTGGACAAGATAAAACAGAACTTGCTCACGCTAAAGAAATAGTTGGTAATATGGCTAATAGGACTTTTGATACAGATGGTTACGAGACTTACAAAACTACAGACGGAACTGTGTATGACAACAATCCTAATACACCTAACCCACCACCACCTATAGTTGAAGGTCATTACCTAGCTGGTCACACCGCTGTGTTAAAGTCGTGGAACTCTAATGTAAAAGTTAACAATACTTCTAGTAAAATAACACAAACATTAGATGGTTACAGTGTTGACGGGCAAGCAAACACAATATACAACGATATAATGAGTAGTGGTCCAGATGGATCAGCACCTACATATGGTAATAAAATGGATATATTATTTGGTGATATATCTGGTGATGGCCAAGATATTAGCTTTGCTGAAATGTTTATAAACGGTAAGTTAGGTGAAGAATACTATAAAGATTTAAATGGTAAAGAGCTTGAGTATAATGGTAAGCCAATATCTTCATATCCTGACAAAGCAACACCTACAAGTTTAGATGCTATAGGTGATCCTACTACAGCTCAGGACGATACTAGTCCAAATAGACCTACAACAAAAGCTGAAGCTTTAGAAGCTATATTAAGAGACAGAAACTCTAACGATGCTAATATGAGAAACTTTAGTAAATTTTATTCTAACACTATAAAAACTGGTTTAGAGCAAAAGAAAGTTAATTTAGCATTAAAGGACAATAGAGTTATTTTAGATATGGATGGAAAGCCAGATACAAGGTTTGGAGACAATGGATTTTTTGATTCAGATGCTAGCGCTCAAGATGCTAAAAAGTCAGTATATGTTGATATGAAAACTGATAATTTAATTAAAAACTTTTTAGGTGCTAAAGTACAAGATAAAAAACTTACAGAAAACGGGTTACTTAAACTGTTTAAAAATGAAACAAATTTAAAGGTTAAACCTATATTAAATGAAGGTAAAGATGGTGTAGCTGGTATTTCTGTTTATGTTGGTGTTGATAAGTTTGGCAAAGGCACTGGTAAAAAATTAACTTTTAATCTTAACGACCCTACAGATGTTGCAGATTTCAAAAGAATAATAATGAACGAAGCAGATATGTTTAAAGACTTACCTACGTTAAGCGGTGATCCTAGAAAATGGGGTATAACTCCACCTCCTTTAAAAATTGTAGACCAAACAAGCGCTATAATACCTGCTGCTAGTGACGATAATAAAGCTACAGCTGTTGTAACTAATGAAGACGATGAAACACCAAAAACTAGTATATTAGAGTCTCCTGTTTCTGAAAACTATAACATGGAACAAACTTCAGGACAAAGTAGTTTTAATATAGCTAGCACTCCAGTAAATCAAGGTTTTAATTTTAACCAATCAAATTAAATAATACATGGCTGAAAACCAACAATTTGACATAACGTCACCGTTTTATTATGGTATGCCTGGTAGTAGTAAGGCTGAAAGAGGAGACATTAGTTTAGCAGAATTTAACAAAAATCCTGGTAATATAATGTACTATCAAGTACATACTTCTGGTGATAAAGAAGGTCAAATTATAATGGATGGTGATAAGCCTAGAATATCATCTTATGCCCAAAGCCTTATAGACGATGGTTTTAATATAAAGCCTGGTGCTGCAAATGTTCATGGTGTAATGATACATTTTGAAACAGATGAAGATGGTTTAAAAGCAAAGCAGCAATGGTGGAATAGAACTAAAAACTGGCAGGCTTACAAAGGAAAAACTGTAGATGAAGCTCTTTCAACATATAGTGGTAAGGGTTACGACTCTACTAAAATACCAGGTAATTTTGATGGTACTAGATTATTGTCTGAATTAACTGATGAAGAGCTAGATAGTTTGTCTTTAAACCAAATGGCTGCTGAAGATAGTGTTAACTATCAAAGATTAATTAACAATAATCTTATAGTAGTAGATCCAACCTCTAATATTGTGTCTATAAATCTACAAGACACAAAAACTTCTCAAGAGAATCTTCCTATAAACAATAATATTCCAGGCCAACAAGGTATTGATCCTGACTCTGTTGAAGGTAAACAACTGCTAGGTCCACAAGGTCTTGACTTGTCTAGTCAATACGAAACAGGTGTTGATTTTGTTGAGCTTGAAGAAGATTTAAAAATAGAAACTGAAGAGCCTGATGTTACAGGTGAAATGGTTGAAAGTATAGATTCAAAAGAAACAGAACAAATACCAGTTAAAGAGCCAGATACAAGTCCTATTGACGAAGATGAAGATGGTATGCCAGACGTTGTTCAAGCACCACCTATTGAAACAGCTACTGTAGAAGAAGAACCTCTTCCAGACGGTATGGAAGATGTTGAGTTTGAAGCTCCAGATGAAACTCAAATTATTGACCCAAACGTAGACGCTCCTGTAAGTGGTCTTGATAGAAGTGGTTTGCTAACAACTGGGCAAGTACAAATAGCTCCAGTTAAAGTTTTAAGTAAAGATGATATTGCTTATGTAGAAAAAACAAACAAAGAGTTAGAAGGTATTAGCAGCGAAAATTATGAGATAGAAGCTGATATAGATCCTATACTTGCTAAAAAAAGTCATGAAGAAGCGTTAAATCTTGTTGAAGATTATGACAAAAAATCTTTAGATTCTGCTTTGGCATATTTATCTAATAATTACAAACAAAACTTTGCTTCAAAAGAAGATTTTTTAGCTTATGCAGAGCAAAATAATCTTGATGGTGATATGTTATTTACAATGGCAACACCACCTGATACAGAACAAATAACAGAGGCTAGAGAATTATTAGCATACAATAGAGAAATATTTAATGAAGTATTTTCTATGTCTAAATACTCTGGTTCTCATTTACAAAAAGTTGTTGCTTTATTTGGCGGTTTTGATTCTGAAACTTTAGATTTTGGTAAGTTGTCAAAAGATATGGAGGCAGCTTCTTTAATGTTTATGACACAATCTAACAAAGACAGAATGACAGTTAAGTCTGCTGTAGACTTAGATATTAATATAAAAAACGAAATTATATACAAATCTAAAATGTATGTTTTAGACAAGTATGCTAAAGATGTAGAAGATATTGGTGCGGATTTATTACAGGAAATAGAAAAATATAAAGAAGACGAAAAAAGTTTATTAGATGACAAAGCTGCTTATGAAAACGAGTTAGGTGAACTAAATGTTTTAAAGTCTCGTATTGCAGATAACACTAAGTTTGTTAGAAACCCTGACAACACGGAAAGCGTTGTTGGTTATGTTGATGAAGATTTAGTAAAAGAACTGCAAGCAGAAATAAATAGCAGGTTACCAGGTTTAGAACAAACAAGAACAGATCTTATAAGTAGACATGATGTTTTAAAAGATACAAATACTGATTTAATTAACAGGCAAAAAGAGTTAAAAAATGAATATGAAGAAGTTTTTTCTTTGTTAAACTTTAACGGTACAACTGGTTCTTTTAATCCTTACAATTTTAAACTAGAAAGAGAGTTCAAAGCTTGGGAAGATGGTTTAAAGCATATACCAGTTATTGGTCATGCTGCAAACATTGGTCTTGCTTATGCAGACGCTTATGGTCAACTTGAGGTTAGTAGACGTGCTTTTACCGCGCTTTTTAACAACCCTTACAGTGCATTAGCAACTGCTACTGTTTATAAAGGTTTAGGTTTTGTAGAAGGTGAAATGGGTGGTTATGGACCTCAAAGTTGGGTAACAGATTATATTTTAGAAGCAGTAGCACCTAGAAAAGGTCTTATTGGTACAGACAGAGAGGCTTTAATTTGGAAAAATAATCCTAATTTTAAAAAAATTGGTGATGGTGGTTTAAAAGAGTTTTTTAGCTGGGATAATTTAAGAGCCGATAATCCAGGTGATTTTGCATACCACACACTTCATACTTTTGCACAAGCTTTACCATATGTACAACAGCTGGCAAAGGCTAGAATAAACTCAAAAGAAGTTGCTAGAAATAAACGTATAGGTAAAGGCGATATGCGTTATAATGTTAATAAGGTTGGTATGAACTGGGTTTCAAGGCTAGGTTACAAAGTGCAAGGTAGTGAGTGGTTAGCTAGAAGTGTTGCTCAAGTGGGACGTAATCAAAAACTTATTTTCTTTGAAAATATGGCTGATGGTAGAGCTAGAGGTCTTGACGGTGAAAAAGCCTTTATGTATGCTCAAGCAACTAGTTTAGCTACAGGTGTATCGCAAGCTATAATACCAGATTATAGATGGTTTAGCACTATAGCTGGTAGAAACGCTAAAAACAACATTGTTGCTGGATTAAAAAAAGTTAGAAAAGGTAATTTAAAAGATTTAGCTAAATGGCAAAAAACTATTGGGCCAGCTTTTAAAAGCATGATACCTGACATGATTGGGGAGTTTGGTGAAGAAGTTTTAGACATGGCTTTAAACGATCTTGTTAAAGGAGCTTATTTAACTAACTATTCACCTGAAATACAAGATGCAAACGCTGTTGGCCAAATGTTAACATCTACGTTTATACTTACTGGTGGTTTAGGATTAAATAAAGGTAGAAGAACTATGCGTATGCACAAAGAGCAGGTTTATGCATACTACAAAGACAAAGGTTTTAAAGTGATGAAAGAAATAGACAATCAAATAGAGTCTATTGAGTCGGCTATGATGAACATAAAAGACAAAAGAACTAGAGAGGGTAGAGAGCTTAAAAATCTGTTTCAAGAAGAATTAAACCAACTAAAAGAAACAAAAAATCAAGCTGCTATAATTATTCAAGCGCAAGCAAAGTTATCAAAATATTCAACAGTTGAAGAAGTTGATTTAATGATAAAAAAGAATAAACTTTTACAAGAAAAACAAAACTTAGATCCAAATAGTCAAGGTGCTTTAGAAATTGACAATAAAATAAAAGAAATAAATAATCAGCTTAAACAAACTGGTAGCGTTAAAGTTGGTATTGAAATGCTTAATAGAGGTATTAGCAATTTACAAAAACTATTTGGCGTTTCAGAAGAAGATGCTAGAAATGGTAGCATAATAGTTTTAGATGAAGAAGACTATGACAACGCTGCTGAGCAAAGACAAAAACAAATACAAAAAATAAACGATGAGGTTGATGCTCAAATAGAAGCTATAAATAAAGAAATACAAGCTTTAACTGATGCTGAAAAAGGAATAAAAAATAGAGATAAAAAGAACGGTGCTAAAATAAAAAAATTACAACAAGACAGAAGAGCACTTGCTAAATCTAAAACTCATCTATTACATGGTTCTATGCAGCCTGGTTTCTTTTATAAAGACGCTAAAACTGGTAAGTTTTTCTTTGTAATAAACAAAAGTGCCGCAGAAAGATCAGGTAATTATTTTGTAGCTGGTCACGAGGGCTTCCACGCTTTGTTGTGGCAAACTAGTCAAACTGAACAAGGTAGAAAAATAATAAAAGCAATGGGTTTTGCTTTATTAAATAAATTAACAGAAACATATGGTAAAGGTTTTTTAAATAGTTACGTTGCTCAAAAGTTTCAGAAAGGTATAAACGATGGTATTTATTACAATGAAAAAACCGGTGAGATTGAGTGGGAAGAAGTTTTAGCTATATTTTCAGAAGCTTTAGCACAAGGTGATATTAAAATTAATACTTCGTTTTTAGGCCAAATAACATCTATAGTTAGGCGTATGGCTAGAGAAACTGGTTTAAACTTTGAAATAGGTGGTGGTAAAGATGTAATAAACTTTATAAAAGATTACAATAGAGAATTTACAAGAGGTAGATTTAGTAGAGGTTTTAACAAAATAAGAAAAAACGGTTTAGTAAAAGTTGATCCTGAGTTTGTTAGAAAAAACAAACAAAGAGCAAAAGTAGTTGAAGAAAAAAAGAAAGTTGGTGTTGACGCTAGTGTTGATATAGAGCAAGACCCTGTAGAAAAAGGAAAAGAATCAATTGAATTTGAAAGAGATATAGACCCTGAATTAAACGTTATAGAAGAGTCTGACTTTGAAGATTTTACAGAAGACGAGCAGCTTGTTAGAGATTTAGTTTTAGGTTATACAGAGGAAAGCTGGAAAAGCAGTGGTGCAGAAAACGCTGCTAAAATAATACAAGAAATGGCTATTTTTGATAGATTAATAGCTGCAAAATTAAAAGTAGCAAGATCACCAGAAGAAACAAGAGACTTTGTAAAAAGAGTTTACTCTGCATTATATAGTGATATATTAGGCTTTAATTTAGAAAACGATGACTTCTTTGCTTATTTAAATTCAAGAGTAAAGTTTAGAGCTGGTGATGTTTATAATGAAGAACAAAAAGGTAAAGTTGAAAGAACTGGCGAGGATATTAGTGACATGAAGGATGTTAGTGATATTATAGATGACTCTGATCCTGACTTTGATCCTGACTCTGATAATGTACAAGATCAAGAATTAGATAATAAAATAAATGTAGGTGGTAAGTTAGGTATTGTTGATGAAATTAGAGGTATCATAAAAAGAGGTTTTGACTTAATAAGACAAGGACCTGTTTTAAATGAAGATGGTACAATAAATGAAAAGAAAGAACAAGAAAGATTAAACGAGTTAAATGAATTAGGTTTTATTGATGGTGATGGTAAAATAATAGATTTAAACAAATCTTATAAAGACATGCCAAACATACTTTATAAAGCTATTGCTAAAAGATTTGGTGTTGACGCTGAAAAATTAAGCCCTTACATTAAAAAACCTTTTTCTAAAAACTTAAGAAGAGAAGCTGAAAGAGGTTCTAATGAGTTGTTAAACGCTCAAATGGAATTAAGAAAAATAGGCATGGAAACTCTTGCTGCTTTATTACCAGAAGGACATACCTCTACTTATGAAGCTACTGGAATATCAAGAACTAAATATAAAGTTTTTTACAATAAAGGTAGGCGTGTTGGTAACAACTATATATGGCATAAAAAACCTGTTGCAGATATAAACATGTTAGAAGATATGTTAGGTATTATTGATAACAAGTCTTTTAGAGAAGATCGATTAGCCCAACAGTCTGTTATATCTATGTTAAATATATTAGGTAAGATAGCTACAATACAAACTGTAGTAGAAGTTTCTAAGCAAACAGGTGATCTTAGTGATTTAATAAGAGCTAATATGGAAGATGGTAAATCTAAAATGGCTCAAAGTATATTTTATATTAGACAAACTCCAGAAATACAACAAGTTATAAGAGAAAATTTAGGAGATGTTGCTTATAGAATAGAAGCTATAGAAGACAGGTATAAGGGTGAAGAACTGACAGATAGAATAAAACAAATATTTAAAGATGTTTACAAGGGCAAAGTAAAAGGTATTGGTGAAATGGCAACACAATTGTTTGGTGCTACAGGCTTTTTAACTCAATATATGGCCATGAAAACTAACTACGATATACTAGGTGTTAAAATGCCTAGAGATTTAGACGAGTTTATTCAAGACAACTTGTTAAGCAAAGAGCAAAATGATATTGATATATTTGCTGCTCTTAATATGACGGGACCTAATGGTGAAACATTAACTAAAGATGCTGCTTTTACTAAAAAAGGTATTATAAACGGTAGAAAAAATCTTGTAGAAAAAATAAAAGCTATTGATAAGTTAGTTGAAGAAAATAAATTAACTGAAAAAGAAGGTTACGAGTGGATATTTATGATGCAGTCAATGTATTCTGGCGCTGGAGTTTTAGGCGACAATACTTACATGCCGTCATCAAATGGTAGTTTTAGACTTGTTGAAAGCACTAAACCTCGTGGTAAAGATAAAATACCTGGTGCTATAACAAAACAATATGCTCAAGTTGCTATTAGCGCAGCTGATTACACGGCTTTAGTAAATAGAGCAAACACTAGGTTTAAAATAGGTGGTGTAACGTTTAATAAAGAAATTAAGAAAAAATTTAAAATACAAGCTAATTTTGAAGAAAGTTCTAAAGCTGTAATTAAAGAAATAGAAGAGGGTACTTTTGATTTTGAAGGAAGAAAAGCACAAGCTGAACAAGCTAGAAGACTTTTAACTTTTATGGTTGAGTTAGCTACTGAAAGATATATTAATGATAATGACATGTTCAACGAAATGGACGTTGCTCAAGAATTATTTATGTTTGGTAGTAGTATGGAGGCTGTGTCTAGAAAAGCTGCTTATACTTATGGTATAGCTGAAGGATTAATAGTAAATGGTAAATACACTGGTGACATAGGTAAAGCTGGTCAAGATTTAGAATACGATCATTTAGTACCACACCATCAGCTTATGCTTAGAATAGCTAGTATTGTGCAAGGTGGTGATATTCAAAATGTTGGAAAAAATTTAGAAAATATATTTGAAGAGTTTGTAGTAAATATAATACCTAAAACTATGGACAATGTAGTTACTAAAATGGGTATGCAATATCTAATGCAAGAAAACTACGAAGAAGGATCAAAGCTTGGTAGTTTAAAAGGTGCCTTTGGTAGAATGTATGGAGAAAAAACATTAGGTAATTCGGATTTAAAAACTATAGTAAGCTTAGATGGTAAAAACACTGTTCACGGTAGAGAACATGTAAACTTACAGCAAATAACTTCTGCAGCTGTATCTTCTAAAAATTCTATATCTTATACTAGAGCTATTAGAAAAAATAATCAAATGGCTTCTGACAAACAGGTTAAAGGTATAAGCATATGGGATTTTGATGATACTCTAGCAAGAACAAATTCTCAAGTATTATTTATAGCGCCTGATGGTACAACTGGTAAATTAACAGCAGAAGAGTTTGCAGCAAAAGGAGCTCAGCTTTTGGAACAAGGTTATGTGTATGACTTTTCAGAGTTTGATAAAGTTATAGACGGAACACCCGGACCTTTCTTACCTAAATTTATAAATAGAATAAAAAAGTTTGGTATAAAAGATAACTTTATATTAACAGCTAGACCTGAAAACTCTGCTGCATCTATACAGTTATTTTTAAAAGAACTAGGTATTAATATACCTATAGAAAATATAACTGGACTTGCTAATTCAACGCCAGAAGCAAAAGCATTATGGATAGTAGATAAAGTTGGAGAAGGTTACAATGACATATATTTTGCTGATGATGCATTGCAAAATGTGCAAGCAGTTAAAAATGTATTAGATCAGTTTGATGTAAAGTCAAAAGTAAGACAAGCTAAAGGCAAGCAAAGCATTGATTATGATAGACAGTTTAACGAAATGCTTGAAAGAAAAAGTGGTATTGAAGCTGATAAAAGATTTTCTCCAACAAAAGCTGCTAAAAGAGGTTTAAGTAAAGGTAGGTTTAAACTTTGGATAGCTCCTTCAGCAGAAGATTTTGCAGGTTTATTATACAACTTTATAGGAAGTGGAAAACAAGGTGAAGCTGATTTTAAATTCTTTGAAGATGTATTGTTAAGGCCTTTTGCAAGAGCACATAATAAAATAAACACAGCTAAACAACAAGCTTCTAACGAGTATAAAGATTTAGTAAAGAAAACAGGTTTAAGAAAAAGATTAAAAGAATTAATATTAGATAATGATTTTATAGTTGAAGATGCTGTAAGAGTTTATTTATGGAATAAAGCTGGTTATAAAGTTCCTGGTTTATCAGAAACAGATCTTAATGAGTTATTAAGTTTTGTAGAAAGTGATGCTGAATTAAAAGCTTTTGCAGACGCTGTAGGTTTAATATCAAGAACAAACGAGGGTTATGTAGAGCCTACTGAAGACTGGATAGCACAAGGTATATCATACGATATAAATCAAAAAGCTAGTGAAGTTAGAAGAAAAGATTACTTAACAGAGTTTGTTGAAAACAGGAAGGCAGTGTTTGGAGACTGGGACGACAAAGGTAAGTTAGTTGGGCCTAATATAAATAAAATTGAAGCTGCTTTTGGTAAAGGAGTAAGAAACGCTTTAGAAGATATATTGTGGCGTATGGAAAATGGTACTAATAGAAATATTGGTAACAACTCTATGGTAAATAACTTTATGAACTATATAAACGGATCTATAGGTGCTACCATGTTCTTTAATGCTAGATCTGCTGTGCTACAAACTATATCGGCTGCAAACTTTGTAAATTGGGAGGATAATAATTTATTTAATGCAGCAGCAGCTTTTGCTAATCAAGGTCAATATTGGGAAGACTTTACGTACTTGTTTAATTCAGACATGTTAAAGCAAAGACGTTCTGGTTTAACTCAAGATCTTAATGCAGCAGAATTAATGCAGAGTGTTGCAAGGTCAAAAACTTTTACAGGTAAAACTGCAGCGGCAATAAGATTTATATTACAAAAAGGATTTTTACCTACTCAAATGGCTGATAGTTTTGCTATAGCTTCTGGTGGTGCAACTTTTTATAGAAACAGAATAAATAAATATGTATCTGAAGGTTTGTCTAAAACTGAGGCTGAGAAAAAAGCATTTGTTGACTTTCAAGAAATAGCTGAAAAAACACAGCAGTCTGCAAGACCAGACTTAATATCTCAAGAACAAGCATCTGTATTAGGTAGATTAGTTTTAGCTTTTCAAAATACACCAATGCAGTATGCTAGAATACAGAAAAAAGCTTTTCTTGATTTAATAAATAATAGAGGTGATGCTAAAGCAAATGTTTCAAAAATATTATACTATGGATTTGCTCAAAATATAATATTTTACTCTTTACAATCAGCTTTATTTGCTTTACCATTTTTAGATGATGATGAAGAAGAAGACTTTTTAGAAGGTAAAAAAGCGCGTATGCTTAACAGTATGCTTGATGGTAGTTTAAGAGGTATAGGTATTTACGGTGCTATTGTATCTACTATAAAAAACATGGTAATGAGATTTAATATAGAAGCTGAAAAAGGTGGTAGAGCCGATTATGAATATGTAGTTTTAGAGTTTGCAAACTTCTCTCCACCAGTAGGTATTAAACTTAGAAAAATGTATAACGCTTTACAAACTTATAAGTTTAATAGAGATGAAATAGAAAATGGTCAGTGGATGATAGGTGCAGAAGCAATAACTGGTGTTATTGAAGCTGGAACTAACGTGCCACTAAATAGAACTATAAACAAAGTTAACAACTTATCTGAGGCTATAAATAGTGAAAACGCTATTTGGCAAAGGATAGCCTTGCTTTTAGGTTGGAATAGATGGGATGTTGGTCTTAACAGACGTATGAAAGACAATAGTGAGTTTGATGATTTTGGTGGTGATTTAGAGTTTGACACGTTTGATGAGGTGGAGTTTGATACGTTTGATGAAGAATTAGAATTTGATACTTTTTAACAATATGAAAAAAATTATAATAATACTGTGTATAGCATTGGTATCTTGTGCAGCGCCAAAAAAATGCTGCTCACAAAACTTTAAAAAAATATTTAAGTTTTCTACATTTTATGCAGCTGCTAATGGCGGTACATCTATATCAGATGTAGAGACATTTTCAGTTACAAATGGACTTGAAACAGCCACAATACAAACACCATACGATTATAACTTAGCGTTAGGTATACGTAAAATAGCTAGGTTTGGTTATGAAAATAGAGCACAAACATTTTACGATGGTACTGAAAACTCGTGGTCAGACGGTGCTAATGTAGGTAAAGTATCTGGTTTAGAATTTTTATTTGAAATAGATTATAAAAGACAACAAGGTAATGAATATTTAGATCAGCATCACTTTATAAGATTTGTTGACAATAAGTATATATTAAAAGGTGAATATTTAGAAGATGGTTTTGCAGATATCCAGATGGAGAACTCGTTGCTACAAGCAAAGAGGTTTGGGAAGAGGTTGTAATACCTACAGTGTTAGCAGATTATACTGAAAGAAAACGTAATGAATTAGATCAAATAATACAACACTCGCTTGTGTTAGGTTTTGATTATTATCATTATACAAAATCGTTTTGGACACATGCTTGGGCTAATATTATGCCTTGGCATTATGACGATGATGGAGAGTTTTCATATCATAAATACAACAATGGGCAATGGTTAGATTATAGCGGTGGTTTAATATTTGGTTACAAACTAAATAAATCATTAGGTACTTTTGTTGAGGGTAAGTATAACAAATACTGGAACAGAGAGTGGTACGACTTTAAATTTGGAGTAAATTACGTAATCTTTTAATATATATAATTACACTACAAAATGGCAAAAGAATTAAACGAAGACACTGGCTTCACAATAAGTATAAAAACATTAATAGCAATTGGTTTTGCAATATCTACAATTATAGGTATGTGGTTTGCTTTGCAAGCTGATATAGCTGAGGCAAAAGAACTGCCTAAGCCAGATGTAACTCGTATGGAGTTTCAGATGAAAGATGAAAATATCAGAAACACTATTATGGAGACTAGAGATGATGTGAGTGAGTTAAAGGATCGCATGATCCGTATGGAAGACAAAATAGATCAATTAAGATAAATGAAATACATTTTATTATTAATGTTGTTTTGCAGTAGTATATCTGCGCAAATAACAGTAACACATTTTAACGCAGAGTGGAACGCTGCAAACAAAGTTGAGTGGTTTGAAAAGCTAGATGACTGTGAGCTTGCCAATGTTGATATAGTTGCAGAACCAAAACTACAAGATAAACATAAAATAGTTATAGTACCTACTATAATTGTTTTTAAAGATGGAGAAGAAATAAAAAGATACCAAGCA